CCCGCCTTGCCTATTACCCCTACCGTCTTTCTGACACCATTTTGCAGGAGATTACATCATGACTTTAGTTCCACAGCATATTATCCTTCAGTCCCCAGCGTCTAATGATCCGTTGCTGGACCTTAATACACAACCAAGTCTTGACCTGCAGTTTGCTACAGGCAAGACACTTAATGATCGAGTAAGCGGTAACAACTTAATCACGTTTAGTCGTGCAGATGCTACTACCTGTGCAACTTATGTTGATAGCAATGGTGTTATTCAAACTGCTGCTGCAAATGTACCCCGCTTTGATCATGACCCCGTGACTGGTGAAAGTCTGGGGTTGTTGATTGAAGAGAGTAGGACGAATAAACTTGCACGTAGCGAGGAGTTCGATAATGCTTATTACACAAAGGCATTTGTAACCGTCACACCTGATCAGAGTGCTGCCCCTGATGGTAATACAACCGCTGATCAAGTCCTGCCTACAACTAATGGCAGTTATCACAGAATAACTAAAAGCGGTCTTTCTGTTTCCGCCCCTTGTGTTCTTAGCGTGTTCGTGAAAGCAAACGGTTACAATCACTTTCAGCTTAGGACTCGTGGTAGCAGTAATAGAGCCACGGTATTTGATGTAAGTGATGGAACTATTACGCAAGAGATGGAGGCCAGTATTGGAGAAACGAATCTAGGTAATGGTCTGACTCCAGTTGATTACGGTAACGGCTGGTGGCGTTTAAGCATGTTACGAACGGACACCGACACAATCACAGCCGTTGACCTTTCTGTTTTAGATACAGGAACACCCGGCAGTCAGGTTTATGTGTTTACAGGTGACGGTACGTCAAGTGTTTTCTGCTGGGGAGCAATGCTAGAGCAAGGTTCCTTCCCAACCTCCTACATCCCCACCGCAGGTACAACCGTAACCCGTGCTCCTGAGCTTGTAAGTATCCTTGGGGCGGATTACACGTCTGTGTTTGGCACTGACTTGGGTGCCGGTACTGTCTTTACTGATGTCAAAGTACTTGGGGAGAAAGGCAACACAAATACTGGTTATTTTAGTTCGTTCAGTACCAACGATAACAACTCTTTTACTACCTTTACCGCATATGACAACCGTCTTACTGTTGGGATAACAACGCCTAACGCCAATATTGATAGATATAAAGATCTAACTGGGGTACGTGTTAAATCTGCTGTCTCTTGGAATGATCTTGAACAACCAAGGGATGACCAAGACAACGCTAGCCATGCTTTGGATGGGACATTATATGGGGGGTTCCAATACAGAGGGTCTGGGACCCCATTAAATACAGAATATGACCGTTTTGGCATAGGAAGAGCTATACGGGCAATAACTACTTTCGGCTCAATAAACGGCCACATCTCCCGCCTTGCCTATTACCCATACCGCTTGGCTGACGCCACTTTACAGGAGATCACATCATGAGTTGGATTATTACTAGCGATCAGGTCAGCCCTCCTGGCGATGCTGCAATTACTTATGGCATCACAAATGCTGGCGGTGTTTTTAACCTTAGGTCTACAGGCACTGTTGATTATGAAGCTGAATGGGGCGATGGTAATGTTGAGATAAGCACACTTAACGTATTACCTCACACCTATACTGCTGGTGATTATTCAGTGGTTGTTTATAGTGATGGGGTTTATAGGCCGTATTTCAATAACGTATCCGCTGATGCAAATCAGATTACTTCTGTTGCTATTGGTAGTGGAGCTAATTTAGGGACTAGCCTAGATTCTGCTTGGGAAACCGCAATTAACCTAGCAACGTTTACATGCCCATTTGATGCAACAAGTTCGGTTACAAACTTTGTTGACTCTTGGCGACGTTGCAACAGCCTAACAAGCTTCCCGTTAATTGATACTTCTAGTGGTACAAGCTTTTCTTACGCTTGGTACAACTGCTCCAGCCTAACAAGCTTCCCATTATTAAATACTTCTAGTGGTACAAGCTTTTTTGCCGCTTGGAGCAACTGCTCCAACCTAGCCAGCTTTCCATTATTAATTATGTCTAGTGGTACAGACTTTGGTCGCGCTTGGAACAGCTGCTCCAGCCTAACTAGCTTTCCATTAGTAAATACTTCTAGTAGCGCAACCTTTGCTGCCACTTGGGAGGGGTGCTCCAACCTAGCCAGCTTTCCATTATTAAATATGTCTAGTAGTACAAGCTTTGTTTACACTTGGAACAACTGCACCAGCCTAACTAGCTTCCCATTAGTAAATACTTCTAGTGGTACAAACTTTACTGCCACTTGGGCCAGTTGCTCCAGCCTAACTAGCTTCCCATTATTAAATACTTCTAGTGGTGCAGACTTTAGAAGCGCTTGGGCATTCTGTAGTTCTCTATCAGATTTCCCCGCCAACATGTTTGACACGACGGGAGCACTTATTGCTGCTGCTTTTAATAACGCTTGGAGAAACTGTGCCCTCACTGCACAATCTATTGAGAACATCCTTGTCTCACTAGACACTAATGGTGCTACTGGTATCACGCTTGGCATCGACGGCGGAACTAACGCTGACACCTCCACATGGTCAGCGGCTGCTAATGCAGCGTGGCTTAGTCTTGACGCCAAGGGCTGGAACATCAATCAGAATGGACCTGATCCTACCTAATCGTAAGAAGCATGGCATTTACCGAAGATCTAAGTATTTTTTTAAGCACATCAGATTTTGCGGTGCCAGTTGTTGCTGGTGCAATCTCAGGGTTCGGTATTCTAGACATGCCTTCAGAAATCATTGCTGATGGGGTTGTGCTTACGACTGACTACAAGCTGACTTGTGAGTCTTCAAAATTCAAGAATCTGCTTCACAGCGATGCAATAACAGTGGATAGCGTAAACTACACCGTAAGAAGCGCGAATTTGATTGATGACGGAAGCTTTGTTGAGTTAATGCTGATGAAAAACTCATGACTACTAGACGTGAACAAATCTTGGCCCAGATCGCCACAACCTTAGCCAGCACGGCTGGAGTTGATGGGAGGGTGTATCGGTCAAGGGTTACCGCAGCAGCCAGGGCCGAGACGCCAATGGTTGTTATCGAGCCAGTAAATGACGTTGCGCAGCAGCAAACATCATTACCAAAACTTGACTGGACGATGCGGGTAAGAATAGTCGTAATCACCAGGTCAACGACTCCTTACACGGATGCAGATTCAGTAATTGAATCAATGCACTCAAAGCTTATGGCTGATTTGACTCTTGGGGGTTATGCAATTGACGTGCAGCCTGCTCTGACAAGCTTTGAGTTTCTTGATGCAGACCAGCCTGCTGGCGTGTTTTCTAATGAGTACGACGTTAAATACAGAACATCAGTAGCAGACCTTACCGTCTACTAAGGTTTAAGCAGTTGCAAGGATTACGATGAAAGACGAGTACAGCGGTCAAGGTGGGTCGTATCTTCTCGATCCAGAAACCGGAAAGCGCACTCTGATTCAGCGAACACTTCCCGCCGACCCCCAACAAGAAAATGGCACCACTTCTTCTACGGAAACGACTGATTCTGATCGAAACAGAGTCGAGCTACGGAGTCGATCCGACTCCAACAGGAACCGACGCGGTTTTGGTGAGAGATCTGAACATCACCCCACAGCAGAGTGATGTTGTTAATCGTGATCTGATCCGTCCTTATTTGGGCGCTTCTGAGCAACTGCTGGCTAACACTCGCGTTGAATGTACATTCAGCGTTGAGCTTGCAGGATCCGGGACTGCTGGAACTGCGCCTCAGTACGGCAAAGCACTGCAGGCTTGTGGCCTTAGCGAAACTGTTGCTGCTGGAACTTCGGTGACGTATGCGCCAGTGAGCGCATCTTTCAGCTCGGTCACCATTCACTACAACATTGATGGCGTTCGTCACAAAGTGACTGGTGCTAGAGGAACATTCACCTTGAATGGATCTGTTGGAGAAATCCCTACGATTGACTTCACCTTCACTGGTATCTATAACGCTCCTGATGATTCAGCACTGCCTAGCGTTACTTACGCAAACCAGGCAACACCGCTGATCTTTAAGAACGGCAACACAGACACATTCTCCTTGCTCTCTTACTCTGGCTGTCTTCAGTCAGTGAGTATGGACATCGGCAACACAGTCGTGTATCGCGAGTTGATTGGTTGCACGAAGGAAGTGCTGATCACTGATCGCAGTGCCAGCGGTAGCGTGAGCCTTGAGATGATCTCGATTGCCACGAAGGACTATTTCACTGCTGCTTTGACTGACGGCACGCTAGGCGACTTGACGTTCCAGCATGGCACCACTGCTGGGAACATTGTTGATTTTTCGAGCAGTCAAATCGACATTGGTGATGTGAGCTATGCCGACCAAGACGGCATTGCGATGCTGAACATCCCATACACCGCGATTCCCTCAACAGCAGGGAATGATGAGTTCAGCTTGGTGTACACTTGATCTGTCGCAGCTCTGCCCTAGGACGCTAGGAACAGCATCTGACTTGCACCCCCGGCAGGGGCCGCACCCGCCAAAGCCTCCGACCCTCACCGGCACGGGGGCTTTGTGCTGTATAAGCATTCTTTTTGGCTCTACATTGCGGAGGGATTTTTATTGCTGTAGGCTAATTGCAGTTAAATTTGCTCAATGGCATTCGTTCGCAAAAGGGTTAAAACTTTCAAGTGGCCTGTAACCGTGGAAGAACCTGCTGACGGTGGGGTCTTTGATGACTCTAGTTTTGATGCGGTGTTTAAGCGGGTGCCACGGTCCGAGTTCCAGAAGCTTGCGGATAAAGGCGACCTCGATTTGCTTAAAGCAGTGATGACTGGATGGGAAGGAATCGAGGATGAAGACGGAAAACCGTTGCCGTTTTCCCAGGCAGCAATGAAAGAATTTGCTGATGATCCATATTGGATTCGTGGTGTCCTGAAGGCTTACACCGAAACTTTTGAAGGCGCGAAACTGGGAAACTAAAAGATGCCGTCAAGTATTGGGCGAATGGCGGCAAAAGAATAGAGGACAAGAGTGCAGATGACGCTGCGGCATTTGGATTGAAGCCGCAGCGTCAGGCCGCTCCTGAAAAGGAGCACTTTGAGGTATGGGAAGAAAACTGGGATGCGTTGATGATGTTCTTGCGAATGCAAACGCAATGGACCGTCACGATGGGAGGTTACGTTGGATTGAAATATGAGGTTTTGCTGGGTGCATCAGGGCTAATGTCCCTTTATGATGTAAGCAATCCCCGTGAGATGCTGGAGAGCCTTCAAGTAATGGAAGCTGCTGCACTCTCTGAGCTGAACAAGAAAGATGGCAAGTAAAACCGTTTCGCCTGTTGATATTAAAATTAAGGTCACAGGCGCAGAACAGCTTGCGTCCTTAAAAAGCTCGTTCCGAGATTTATCAAAACAGACAAAACTTTCTGATATAAGTATTGTTCAAGCAGCTAAAGATATTAGAAATTTTGCCGCAGAAGCTGGCAACAGCGAAGCGACAGTAAGAGGACAGATTAAGGCGCTTGAGGGTTTGCGCCAGCAAGCCGCCATGGGCGGCAGGATGTATAAGTTTCTTGCTGCAAAAATTGGGGATTTAGGGCTAGCAATTAAGGGGTCTAGTACGCAGATAGAAGAGCAAAGATCCGCGTTACTAGAAATTGGGTCCGCCGCTTCTTCTAGTTCGGCGCAAATAAAAAAAGCAATTGACGGTCTTAAGCAATTAAGGAATCAAGCGTCTCAGGACTCTCAAGCATTCTTTGGGCTTTCAAAAGAAATTGATGAGTTGACAAAAAAAGTTAACTCACTTGACGCTGCACTAGAACAAAACGCAAGCCGAAACAGGGCTAGGGCTGCTTCTGTCTCAGGAGTCTTAGCAAAGTATGAAGCTGCTGCAAGAAAACAAGCTCAAGCCGCAAAAGAGAGAGAGGAAATTGTTAGAGGTGAAGTCATAGCTCTTAGCGAAAAAGGTAAGGCTACCGAAGAGCTTGCAAAGAAAGAAAATCAATTAACTGCAGCGATAGCGAGAAGGAAGCAGCTAGGCATTCAAGAGACTGCTCGCGAGGCTAGAAGATCAGTAAGAGCTGGTGCTCAAGTTTATACAGGCAACGTAGAACTTGGCCCTATAGATGCGCTTGATCAGCGATTAGGTGATCTACCGGCTACAACTGCTGCTTTTTCTCAAAGGCTCACTGAACTGCAAGATCGGTTGATAAATACTGTTAGGTCAAGCGATCAATATGTTGCTGTTGCTTTGCGTATTGCACAGGTGCAGCGAGAGGCAACAGCAACGGCTCAGGGGTTAGGCGCTGCGCTGGTAAAAGATTTAGCTAGCGGCAATACAGTTAGAAATCAAAAGAATCTGCGTGAAGCTATTGGCCAGCTTCAGGCTGAGATGAATGAGCTGAATACAGAAACAGCTGAAGGTTCATCTAAGTATGCAGAAAACGCAAGGCAGGTTAATAATTTACAGAAAGAATTGAACGAGATCGCTGGCAGTTACCGCAATGTGACTGACATGGCGAGGCAGGCTTCTACTGCCCAGGGTGTTTACGCGAACACCTCTGTAGGTGGCAACTATCTTCGTCGAGGTATTGTCAGGCAGCAAGAGGCTGCTAGGGCTGAACTTGGTGCAGCCGTTAGGGCAGGCGTGGCTTCAACGCCGCTGCTGTTGCCTGCTGCCGGTCAGACCACGGCTCCGGGTACTGGGCTAGCTAGAAGCGGAATGGCTCGCGGAGTCTTCGATTTAACAGGCAATGTCACTAGAGCACGACCAGTCCCCGCTGACTTCCCCGGCTTAAAAGAAGACGCAGCTGCGTTACCAACAGCTGCGACTGGCGTAAATGCCGCTTTAGGGATGAGCGAGCCAATAAAGAAGCAAGCAAATGCGCTAAGAGAAGCTGCTGCTGCGTATAAGCCATATAACGCAGAGATAAGAAAGGCTAAAGCCGCAAACAATGGAAGCATTTCTGGCATAAATAACCTTAAAGCTGCTCTGGAAAGGAAGCGCAACGAGCTGCCTACAACCACGGCTGCATTTAAGCGTTTAACCCAGCAAATTGAAAACCTTGACAGGCAGTCGGAAAAAGCCAGCCGAAGGATGAGCCGCCGTAAGTTCTCTCCCGGTAAGGCCGCCCAAGTTGCTGGTGCAACGATCTCCGGCGGTATTTTCGGTGGACCTGAAGGGTTCCTGGGTGGCGCAATTGGTGGCGCAGTTGGTGGTGTTGGCGGGTCTTTTGCTGGTGCTGCACTTGGCGCTCAGGTAGGCCAGCTCAGGCAGCAGCTTGGTGGGTTTGCTGATTATGCAGCGAGCATTGAGAGACTCAAAATTGCGTTGAATGGTATTGCAGGTGACGCAAGTAATTACAACCGAGCACTGCAAGCCGCTGCCAATGTCACGGAAGAGTTAAATGTTCCGCAGGAAGTTGCCATTCGAGGAATGACTCGATTGACAGCAGC